AAGTTTTGTATTCTATAAAAGCTTTTATGATGCATTACAAGACTTAAAAGAAAAAGACAGATTAAAAGTATATGATGCAATATGTGAATTAGCTTTAAATGGAAATGAAACAAAATTAACAGGAGTAGCAAAAACAATATTTACATTAATAAAACCACAGATTTTAGCAAATACAAAAAGATATGAAAACGGAAAAAAGCGGTGGTAGACCAAAAAAACAAACCAGCGGTTTTGAAAAAGAAAAAACCATAGGTTTTCAAAATACAAAAACCAAACCAAAACCTAATGTAAATGATAATGTAAATGATAATGATAATGTAAATGAAAATGGTAATGAAAATGCATCAGCTTTATATGATGCTGATGTTGAAAAAATAAATGACCTTTTTATTGAAACATTAGGAAGCACAAATTTAAGCAATATAAAAGAATGTATAAGCTATTTAGATAAATTATCAGTTGAAGTCATAGAATATGCTTTAAAGAAAACAGCAAGAAAAAATGCTAATTGGGATTATGCAATGACTATTTTAGATAGCTATGTAGACAAAGGAATTGATACATTAGAAAAAGTACAAGCTGATGAAATTGAATTTAAAAATAAAACCCAAAACACAAGCAAGGTGGTGGATTTTTAAATGAATAAAGAAGATTTTAAAAGACAATTAGGAAAAATACAAGTAGCATATAATAAAAAATTTACACAAGAAGAAGCTAGGATGTGGTTTCAGGAATTTCAAAATATATCTGCAGAAGAATTTGGAAAAGCAATAGACCAAATAATCAAAATTAATAAGTTTACACCAAAAATAGCAGATATAAAGACAAAAATAAGTGAGAATACATACAGATATTACTCAGAAGACCCACGAAGAAATTTATATAAAAACTTGGAGTGGGGAGAATTTATAGATTAAAGGAAGTGATAAACAAATGATTACAACAGAAACAAGGCAAATGAGTTTTAATGACATACAAGATAAAACAAAAATAAGATATATACAAATCTTAAATAGATTAGACAAGCCTAAAACAGCAAAAGAATTAGCAGTAGAATTATTTGATTTGGGATTTATACCAAGCACAGAAAGGAATTATACAGCACCAAGACTAACAGAATTAGAAAAAATGGGATATGTAAAAGCAATAGATAAAAAGAAATGCGAATACACAGGCAAAACAGTAGCAGTATATGAGAGAACACAAACAGGATTTGAAGCAATAAATTATCAGCATATACCTAGATTGGACTAGCCTATGAAACAAATAAAAAAGAATACACTATGTTATTACTGCTTAGGCTGTAACAAGCAAGAATGTGAAGAATATAAGCCAGTAGCAAGATGCAAATATTTTGTACCAGGAATAAAAAATTGGCAAGAAAAGTTAAGAAAGGAGCTAAAGAAAAGTGAACAAAATAGAAATACCATTTAGGCTGCCATCGTTGAATCAATACATAAACGAATGCAGAAAAAATAGATATGCAGGAGCCAATATGAAGAAGAATGTTGAAAAAGACATAGGCTGGTATATAAACTTATTGCCTACATATGAAAATCCAATAAAAATCCATTTTATATGGGTTGAAGAAAACAAAAGACGTGATTTAGACAATGTATGCTTTGCCAAAAAGTTCATATTAGACAGTATGGTAAAAGCAGGAAAGTTAAAAGATGATAATAGAAACTTTGTAAAAGGTTTTAGAGATGATTTTGAATATGGAAAATCAAGTAAAGTTATTCTAGAAATAGAAGAAATTAAATGAAAGGAACATAAGAGATGAAAGTAGATATATATAATACAGATAAAAAGTACAACATAATATATGCAGATCCACCTTGGACATATAAAGACAAAAGAAATGATTATAAAATGTCAGGAGGAGCAATAAAACATTATAAAACAATGAAAATAGAAGATATAGAGAAAATGGGAGATACGATTCAAAAAATAGCAGCAAAAGATTGTATGTTATTTATGTGGGCAACATTTCCGAATCTAGTTGAAGCATTGAAGACAATAAAAGCATGGGGATTTACATACAAGACTTTGGGTTTTAGTTGGATAAAAACAAATAAAAGAGATGGAAAACCGTTTTTTGGCATAGGTTTTTATACTAAAAGTAATTGCGAAGTGTGTTTACTGGCTGTAAAAGGGAAGCCAAGCAATTTAAAAATAAGTAATTATGTTAGTAGTTGCATAATATCAGAAAGAAGAGAACATAGTAGAAAACCCGATGAAACAAGGAAAAGAATAACACAATTAGTTGGACAAGTTCCAAAAATAGAATTATTTGCAAGACAAGAAACAGACGGTTGGGACTGTTGGGGAAACGAGGTGTAAAAGATGATAAAAGTAAACGAATATGTGAGAACTAAAAATGGATACATAATAAGAGTTGATAAAAACACTAATATTTTTAATTTGGGATATAAAGAACAATATATAGATATGGAAACAACTAGATATGGTTTTACCTGTGAAGAAGAAATAGTAAACCACAGCAAACAACTAATAGACTTAATAGAAGTTGGAGACTATGTAAATGGAAAATATGTAAAAGAGATAAAAGGTTATGGAAATGGAAAATATATATTAGCACTAATAGGAATAATTGAAGAACAAGACATAAAAACAATACTAACAAAAGAAATTTATATGGCTAATTGCTATAAAGTAGGTGAAGAAGATGAATAGAGAGATAAAGTTTAGAGGAAAATCAAAACGGAGGATGGCATTATGGGGATTTAATGACAATGAAACATTTTACAAACGAAGATATATATCAAATAGGAGATTTTGAAAAATCATTGTGCTATAAAGTTGATAAAGACACAGTAGGACAATACACAGGGCTACACGATAAAAACGGAAAAGAAATATATGAAGGAGATATAGTAAAGTATGAAAACATGACAGGAAAAATAATGTTTTTTAACGGAAGTTTTATAATGTCAAATTTTGAAGAAACAGAAGAATGGGAACTAGGAGTTATTAATGAAGAATTAGAAATAATGGGTAATATATACGATAATCCAGAGTTATTAGAAGGAGAATAGATATGTTAAAAGCTGATAGCAAAATGTTTCATGATTTGTGTGAAGAAGGAATAAAAGATGATAAAAAAGATGTATTTGTAGATGCTTTTCTTGAATTTATAGCAGAATTAGATGATATAGATTTAAGTAATAAAACAAAGCAACATTTATACGATATTTTTATAAAAGATATGAATATTTATTTTAAAAATAAAAAGTACGAGGTAAAGGAGTAAATAAGATATGGAAATATATTGTGGTGGTAGAGCAAACGGAAAGACTATGAAAGCAATTCAATTGTCAGTAGAAAAACAAATGCCAATAATATGCTGGAGTTATGAACATAAAAAGCAAATAAAACAAACTGCTAAAAAAATGAATGCAAAATGGATAATACCAGAACCTATATTGGCGATAGAAGTAAGAAAAAAAGTAATAGGCAATAGAAAAGGCTTAATAGTTGATGATTTAGATATTTTTTTAAGAATGATATTAGATGACAATGTTTGCTATGCTAGTATGGAAGATTGTGAGATAGAAAAGTTAGAAAGGAGTAAATAAGATATGAGTTGCAAAGCTAAATTAAGACCAGATATAAAAGATAGAGGTAAACCAAGTGTAGAATTTGTTTTTGAAGGTAAGCCTAGATACTTTTGTTATGGATATATAGACCAAAGTACAGAGGAATTAATAGATGAGTGTAGAAAATGCCCAGAAAACGTTTACAGAGCAGATGAAGTTATGCGAGATTTAAAAAAAGGAAGAAAAACTGTATATGATGGTTTAAGAAATAGAACGTCTAAAATTTTCAAGGAGAGGAGTGATACATAGTGGAAGAAAAAATAAATAAAAGAACAACTAAAGATAGTATCGAATATTTGAAACTACAATGTATTGTTAATAATAGAATACATGATTATATATCAAAGTATCATAATTACCCTAAATACATCAAATTACCTTTATGGATATTTGACTGCTTAAAGCAAACAATGTGTGAAGTAGATTTAAAGATAGATTATAAAACAGAAGAGTTTACATTCTTTAATTTAAAAGTTTGTGAAACTGTTAGCATAGAAAAACCAGAAGAAATCGAGGTGTTTTAAGTGAAAGAAAATAGTATAGAAGATAGAATTAAAGAAAAATATACAAGATATATAAATTGTGAAACAGATATTTTAGAGTTAACAATAGAAAAAGCAATATTTATATTAGAAAAAGATGCAAGTGTACATTATGTAGAAGACTTACTGCAAGAAGCATACAAAGTAATTTTATCAGATTACAAAAGAGTATTAAAAGAGAATGAAGAATTAAAGAAATCTAAAATAACATATGAAGCTGTTAGAGATATACAAGAAAAAAATAGAAATATAGTTGATAATAATTATATATCAAAGCAAATAGTAAAAGATAATTTAATAAAGTATCAAGAAGAGTACGAATTATTATTAGAACATCAAAGTGGAAAAGAAAGCAACAGAACGAAATATTTAAGAGGAAGAATACATATGTGTCAAGAACTACTAGAAGGGAGAAAATAAAAAATGGAAGAAAAATACATAAATAAAATATTAAATTTCTCAGATGAAAATTTATGTCCTGAAAAGGAATTAATTATAAATAAAGAACAAGCAAAGAAAATTATTAAAGAATTACAAGAAGGTTACACACCAAATGCAATAATAAAATTAAAAATTGCAGAATACAAACAAAGAAAAGCAAAATGTGATGATATAGAAACTGAAATCAGATTAGATGTGAAAATAAGAGCATATGAAGAACTACTAGAAGGGAGAAAATAAAATGAGTGCTGATGAAATATTTGAAAAGTTGGGATATGAGAAAAGCAAAACTAATAATGCTTTAGGATACATAAACGAAACTGGAACACAATTTATTTTATTTTTAAGTGGTATAGATAAACCAAAACAAATATGTATTCATAAAGATGATACAGAATATCCAGCTATGTCAATTCAAGAACTACAAGCAATAAATAAGAAAGTGGAGGAATTAGGATGGATGAAATAATAAAAGAAATTTTATATTATACGGTATTAATATTTGGCTCAACAACATTAATATGTTTAATAATTACAGGAATGATAAAAAGCATATTTATATTACTAGACCATTTAAAAATGACTAACACATTAAGAAAAGCAATAAAGTTATATATAAAAACAAATAGACAAACCACAAAAATAGTGAAGGCAAATGCAGGTATAGCATTTAAAAGCAAGGAGGACTAACATATGACAAAAGAACAAGCAATAGAAAGACTAAAAAAGATGATACAAATAAATAATGGTGTTATTAAAGAAGCAAGAAAAAATGGGGACATATTTGCAATTCAATTAACAGCAGATTTAGATACAGATAGCATAGCAATAGAAAAAGTTTTATCTATGCTAGAAGAAAAAGACAAACAAATAGATTTAATGGCAAATCATATAGCAACAAGTGATAGTGACTTATGCGAGTATTTAGATATAACAACTAAATGCAAATATTATGCAGGAGACAATGGAAAAACTTGTGATAACTGTATAAAACAATATTTTGAAAATAAAGCAAAAGAATTATTAAATAAATAAAAGAGCATACTACATCTAAAGAGTTTCTAAAGAGAATCTAAAGAGGTGTAGTATGCAAGATAAAGAGATAATTCAAAAGTGGAAGCAAGGATTAAGCAAGAATCAATTAGCAACAATGTATAAAAGACAATATAATCAAGAAATAAAGATAATAAGAGCAAGTGTAAGACACAGACACGATGGAAGATACATAAGCAATTATGAAGCATTAGCTTATGTAGAAAGAGTAATATATAAATATTTGAAAGAGAGGTAAAAATATATGAAATCTGAAAAAGGTATAATAGAAATATTTGTAATTGGAATTGTTGTAATTTTATTCATAATACTATGTAGTGTAATTTGGATTACAATAAAAGAAGAAAAAGATTATGGAATAAAAGAAGGACAAGTTATTGATAAAAAATATCATTCAGCATACACAACAATGATGAGTTGTGGAAAATCACTAATACCACAATATCATCCAGAAAGTTATAGAATACAGATTCAAAAAGAAATCGACGGAAAAATAAAGTCAATATGGGTAACCGTTGACAGAGATACATATCATAAAATAAATTTAGGAGATTATTATAACGGAATGGAGTGATACAAATGACAATAAATCATATATACAACATAGTAATAGACACAATGAAAGAATTAGAGAATATAAACTTATTAGACATAACAAAAAGAAAACAAAATCAAACACAATTAAATAGAGCATATAAGATTTTAGATGACTTAAAAGATGAATTAATAAGAGAAAATATAAAAAGGAGGCACACTAATGAATAAAAAACTAAGCAAAGAAGAATATAATTATGCAAAAGGTTGTTTAAAAAGATATAATTATAATTGTATCAATATAATGAATATAAGAGCAGACATATTAAGTATAGGCAGTCAAAATTTAGATGGAATGCCAAAAGCACCATATAATATAAGCGACAATGTTTTGAATAGTGTAATAAAGTTACAAGAAGATGAACAATTACAGAAATCAATAAAAGAATATAAAGCAGTAGTACAAGCATTAGAATTGATAAATAAAGACTGTAAAATAATATTTAACAAATATTACATATTAAGTAAAACAAAATGGGAAGTAATTGAATCAGGGATGTCTGAAAGAACATTTGAGAGAAGAAATCAAGAGTTAATATATGCAGTACATAACGAATTAAAAAAAGTTGGCGGAAAATTGGCGGAATTTTAATAAAATATGTGATAAAATTAGTACAAGTTAAAAAGTCGCAGATAGAAATATCAAACCCAGTGCGACAACCTATTTGTTGATTTAAGAGTAGATGTTTTAAATGTCTATTCTTTTTATTATGTTATTACCAGTATGTTAGGTAACTGATAATATATAGTTTGTTATGTTTGGTTGAGTATGATTGACCTCCTTTTGATATTTATATAAATTTTTACAAGAGCTTTCCTAGCGAGTTTTAAAATAAAAAAATACCAGATAAACTGGTAAAAATTCCAAGAGGGGATTCGAACCCCTGACCTAACTCTTCGTTAAAGAGTTGCTTTATCCAACTGAGCTACAAGGACATATAATATAATTATTATAACATAAAAAATAAATAAGTCAAGATATAGATAGTATGCAGAGCATAAGTAAGAAACTAAAGGTGTATAGCAATAGTAGACTAATCTAGATAGTCAAATAAACCTTAAGAGCTCACAAAATAATTGCACGTGCTTTGCATAGTGTTTATAAATAGAAAAGGAGATGTACATATGACTAATCAAGAAAGAATAGAAAAATATATAAAAGAGCATTGCTCTAAATGTAAAAACAAAGAAAAGTTTGACTGTGAAATAAGAGTATTCAAAAATAATGACATTATATGTACAAAGTGTGTATATTATGAGAGACAAAATTAACTATGCAAATTGCATGAAAAGAAAATGTGAACAATGCAGATATTATGATTATTGTTTTAGATATAAACCGAAAAAGGAGAATAAGAATGAAATTCAAAATAAACAACAGAGAATGGAAAATAACAGAGACATCACAAGAATCAATAAAAAATATGCAAAATATTAGAAAAGCAAATGAAGAAGAAAATTTAAAATCAATAGATACAAGATATTATGGAATCACATATTGTGATGAACAAAAAATATACATAGATGAAGATTTGCCAAAAGATAGAAAGAAAGCAACATTAATTCATGAATTAGCACATTGCTATATAGACAATTATATAACACATTGTGATAAACAATACACAGAAGAAGATGTTGCAGACATAGTATCAAATTCTTATGATATTATTCATGAAATAGTAGAAATGTATTTAAAGGAGAAAATGTAAAATGTATTTAAAAGTAAAATCAAAAAAATTGAAAAATCTTAGTTTTAAAATATCCAAATCTAAAAATGATTTAGTAGTAAAAATATTAAATGCAAAAGGATATGAATGTGATAATTCACAAATAAGTCAAATAAAAGTAAATAGAAAATTAAATTCAGAACAGAAAAAGGTAATATTAGAAAACCAAAACGAAAAAGTATCAAA